GTCGAGGCCTGCGCCTACGATCCGTGGCAGGCGGAGCAGCTCGCCCAGCGCATGCTGGCCGAGGGCCTGCCAATGATCGAGTACCGCATGACGGTGCAGAACCTGTCGAGCCCGATGAAAGAGCTCGATGCGCTGAGCCGCGCGGGCACGATCGCGCATGGCGGCTGCCCGGTCATGGAATGGCAGATGAGCAACGTCGTCGGCCAAATCGACGCCAAGGACAACGTGTTCCCGCGCAAGCCGCGGGACGAAGCCAAGATCGACAACCCGGTGGCGCTGATGATGGCGCTCGGTGTGGCGATGAAGGAGGAGGACGAGGTGGAAGCAGTCTCGCCCTGGGATGATCCCGAATACAGCCTCGCCGGTGCCGACGAGAGCGACGAAAGCTGATGGGCTTTCTGAGCCGCGCGATGGGCGCGATGGGAATCGCCTCGGCGCAGCTCGAGCAGCGTTCGATCGAGAATCCGAACATCCCGATCAGCGACACCGAGGCAATGCTTGGCATGCTGGGGCTGCTAGAGCGAGACAACGCCCTGCCGAGAGTGTCGCTAGAAGCTGCGCTTGCAGTGCCGGCGGTCTTCTGCATCACCAATTTCCTGCCAAGGACGCTGGCAGCGTTGCCGCTCCATACCTTCGAAGCGGTGGAAAATGGCGAGCGGGTCAGCGATCCTACAAGCCAGTTGCTCAGCTTTGCGCCGAGCGAGGAGCAATCGAGCTACGCCTGGCGCAAGTATCACTGGCACCAGGTGTTCACGATCGGGCGCGGACTGAGCTGGATCGAACGCGCCGGTGATCGGCCGGTCGGAATCTGGCCGATGGATGCCGGTAAGACCGAAGTCATCCGCCGAAACGGCCGCAAATTCTACAAGTTCGGCAACAAGGAATATCCGGCGAGGGACGTCATCGACACGCCCTTCCTGCTGAAGGCGGACGGGCTCGGTAGCTATTCGCCGATCGAGAAGTGCAACCTCGCAATCAGCCTTGCCATCGCCATGGGCAACTTCGCAGGTGGCTTCTTCGCCGGCGGCGGCGTGCCTCCCTATGCGCTCGAAGGGCCGCTCCCGACCGGACGAGACGGCCTGCAGCGGGCCCGCAACGATATCCAGCGCGCGATCGACCTCGCCAAACAGGAGGGGCGCGCCTTCTTCGGCCTGCCGCCCGGCCACTCGCTGAAACCGATCGGCATTGAGCCCGGCAAGGGCCAGATGGTCGAGGCCCGGCTGTTCCAGATCCAAGAGGTCGCGCGAATCTGGCAGGTCCCACCAGTGTTCGTCCAGGATCTGTCGCAGGGCACCTTCAGCAATACCGAGCAGCAGGACCTGCAGCTGGTCAAGCACCTGATCGGTCAGTGGGCGAAGGACTTCGAGGACGAGGTCACCCTCAAGCTCTACGGCCAGCAGCCGACACGCAAGAGCAAGCACAACCTCGACGCTCTGCAGCGGGGCGATTTCAAGAGCCGGATCGAGGCGATGGCCCGCGGGATCCTCACCGGGCAGCTCATGCCCGACGAGGCGCGCGCCTTCGAAAACAGGCCGCCGGCAGCTGGCGGCGACCGGCTCTACGTCCAGCAGGCGACGGTGCCGCTGGAAGACGCGGGCAAGGCGCCCGACCCCAATCCACCGAAGGAGGACGGCGACGATGCCGGCACCGAAACCGAAGAGTGACGGCCGCGAACTGCGGACGCTGACCGAGGGGCTCGAGCTCCGCTTTGCTCAGACAGAGGGCGAGAGCACCACGACGCAGGGATATGCCTGCCTCTTCGACAACGTGACATCGATCGGCGGCTATTGGCAGGAGCGCTTTGCCAAGGGCGCCTTCACCAAATCGCTCGGCGAGCGTGACGTCGTTGCCCTCCACAGTCACGACGATGGCCGCCCGATGGGCCGCAAGAGCCGCGACACGCTCCGGATCGAGGAAGACGACACCGGGCTCCGCTTCGAGAATGATCTGCCCGATACGCAGGACGGCCGCGATCTTGCGACGTCGATCGACCGCGGCGACATCGAGGGGATGAGCTTCCGCTTCCGCGCGCTAAAGGAAGAATGGGACGAAACGCAGGACCCGCCGATGCGGACAGTCATCGAGGCCGAGCTCTACGAAATCACCTACACGGCGTTCCCGGCCTATCCCGACACCGAAGTCGGCATGCGCAGCCTCGAGCATGCTCGCCAAGAGGCGCGTGGTCGCAACAAGACCAGCGCCGAGGCCCGCATTGCGCGCCGGCTCCGTCTCGAGCGCGCGAAACGAAATATCTGATCACCCGGCCACGCCCGGAGGTGGCGAAAGCCATGCGCTTCTCGCCCTCGAACCGCCCGCCCGATCGGCGGGCTTTTTCATGACAGGAGAGTGCTCATGTTCAAGAGCAAGTATCACGAAAAGCGGGGCGAGCTCGTCACCCAGGCACAGGCCGAATTCGACAAGCTCGACGACCCGAAGATTTCCGAATCCGATGCCAAGGCGGCGGAAGATCGTCACGACCAGCTGATGACCGAGCTCGACGAGCTCGACGCCAAGATCGCCCGCGAAGAGCGCATGTACAATGCGCAGAAGGCCGAAGAAGAGCGCCGCTCGCGCAATCGGCCGCTCGACGACGGCCGGGCACCGGCCGGCGGCGGCGGTAGCGACGAGCGCACCCCCGAAGAACGCGCAGCCGAATACCGCGGCGCCTTCGCTCGCTTCGTCACCGGAGCCGAACTCTCGGCCGAGGACCGCGCGATCCTGCGCAGGATGGAACAGCGCGTCCAGACCTCCGGCACCCCGGCCGATGGCGGCTATACCGTGCCGACCACGCTGATGAACGAGATCGTCCAGTCGATGAAGGACTGGGGCCCGATGTTCGACGAGGACGTCGCTCGTGTCTTCAGCACGCCCACCGGTAACGCGATGACCCTCCCGACGATCGACGACACCGCCTCGACCCCGGGTGCCCACACCGAAGGTGGCGCTGTCACCGACGACGGCGGCAAGGACGTGACCTTCGGACAGAAGTCGCTCGGCGCCTTCGCTTACGACACCGAGTGGATCCGCTGGTCGTTCGAGCTCGACGAAGACTCGATCTTCGCGATGGAGCAGCTGCTCGGCGCGCTGATCGGCGAGCGTCTCGCGCGCAACGGCAACAAGCAACTGACCACCGGCGCAGGTGGCGGCGCCCCGAACGGCATCGTCACGGCTTCGAGCCTGGGCAAGACCGCCGCCGCAGTCGCGGCGATCACCGGTGACGAAGTCATCGACCTGTTCCACTCGGTCAATGCCGCCTATCGTCGCAGCCCCAAGTGCCGTTGGCAGTTCGCCGACACCACGCTGGCGGCGATCCGCAAGCTCAAGGACGGCCAGGGCAACTACCTCTGGCAGATGGGTGACGTGCGCATCGATGCGCCCGATACCCTGCTGAGCAAGCCGTACTCGATCAACGACGATGTCCCGGCCATCGCGACCGGGAACAAGGCGATCATCTTCGGCGACCACTCCAAGTACTTCGTCCGCAAGGTCGGTGCGGTCCGCACGATCGTCGCGCGCGAACGCTTCGCGCCGGATCTCGGCATCCTCGGCGTCCACCGCTTCGACGGCGAGCTCGTCGATACGGCGGCCGTGAAGCATCTAATCCTCGCCTGATCTCAGCGACGACCAGAGCCGGGCGGCAGTTATGCCGTCCGGCCCTTCGCCCAGCCCTGTCCGCAGGGTTGCGCGAAGGGACCAGAACGGAGAACCTCCCATGAAGATCGAACTCGAAATGCTCACCAGCATGGCCGGACCGCGGATGAGCGTTGTCCGCGGCGATCCCTACACGACCGATATCGACGAAGCCGCGCGCATGGTTCGCGCCGGCTCGGCAAAGCCTGCCAACGAGGAATCGGCGAAAGCGGTCGAGGAAAAGATCGCCGAGCTCGAGGAGGAAGAGGCGTTTGCTGCCGCCGAGCCCGAGCCCGAGCTGAAGCAGGCGGCGAAGAAGTAAGCTATGGCCTGGTCTGCAGCCGTCACCACCGCCGCTCCGGCGGCGGAGCCGATCACGGTCGACCAGGCCAAGGAGTTCGTGTCGATCGAAGGCGACGAGGCGGAGTTCGACACGCTCCTGACCAGCTTCATCGCCTCGGCGCGGGGCTATCTGCAGTCGGTGACCGGCACGCGCCTGGTCGAGCAGACCGTCGAGCTTCAGGCCGACAGCTGGAGCGACCTCTTGTGTCTGCCGATCGGGCCTGTCTCTGACGTCGTGTCGGTCAAGTATGACGACGTCGACGGCATCGAGCAGACGCTCGCCGACACGGTCTACGAGCTGACGGGCGCCGGCCTCGCGCGCGGGATCCGGACCAAAGTCGGCGAAGGGTGGCCGAACAGCGTCCGGAGCGTCTCGGGCGCAATCCGGGTGAGGCTCACGGTCGGCTATGACACGCTGCCGCCCGAGCTCGAGACGGCGCTGTTGCTGATGGTCAGCGACCAGTTCGCCTTCCGCGAGAGCGGCGTGATCGGCACGGTCGCCGCGGCGGTCAAGTCGAGCATGCAGGTCGACGGCCTGATCGCCAATCACCGGATCTGGCTCTGATGATCGGGCCTATCGCTGCGCTACGTGGGGCCCGGCCATGAGCGGAATGCTCCGCGCAGGGAAGCTCAATCGGGTGGTGACCTTGCTCGCGAAAGGTGCCGGCACCGACGATGGCTACACCACCAAGCCCACTGACTTTGCCTCGATTGGCAAGCGCCGCGCCTCGGTGCAGCCGGAGTACCGGCCCGAACGGCTCGAGGCGCTGGGCCAGACCGGGAAAGCGGTGATCGTGGTTCGCGTGCGCAGCGACAGCACCACGCGATCGCTGACCGAGAAGCACGGGGTCCGCTACAAGGGCAACGACTACGAGCTGCTCGGCCGACCAATCGAACTGGGCAATGACGAAGGCTACGAGCTGACCGCCGCGGCGCTCACCTGATGGATATTTCTTTCAAGTTCGAAGGTGGGCGAGACCTCGAGCGACGACTGGCCGAGCTCGCCGATCCCAAACGCATCAAGTCGGCCGCGCGATCGGCGTTGCGCAAGGGCGCGGAGCCGATCGTCGAAGCAGCGCAATCCAACGCACCCGAAGACGAAGGCTACCTGAAGCGTTCGATCAAGCAGGGCGCTGGCAAAGTCCGCCGGGGCGGAGATCCGGACCGGGTCATCCAGCTGGTCGGCCTCGATCGCA